CTGGAGGAAACGCATCACCAGGTACAGGAGGTGTCGGTGGAATAGGTATTCAAAATAACTTTAGAACAGGCTCAAACATTTACTACGCAGGTGGTGGAGGTGGAGGAGCTAAAACTACTGGTTCATTAGGTGGACTTGGTGGTGGAGGTAGAGGTTCTAATTCTACAGCAGGAAACCAAACTTCTGGTACAGCAAATACTGGAGGTGGCGGTGGTGGAGGTACTAGCGGTAATAACAGTAATGGTGGTTCTGGTATTGTTGTTATTAGGTACGCAGCATAATGCCTAGAAAAAAGATTGCACCAAAAGATTATGCTGAAGTATCAGCAGGTGTAAGACTTTCAAGCCATGAGAAACTATGTGCTGAAAGAATGAAGACATTAAACGAAAGTATTAATGAGTTAAAACGAGAAGTTAAATCTTTGAGACAAGATGTTTCTATGGGACAAGGTGGACTAAAAGTTATCCTTGCTATTGGAACATTGCTTGTTGGAATTATAGGGTTCTTTCAATTTAAATGAAATATTTATTAGTGCTGTATATGTGCAGCATGAATACTGGACAATGTCCTTCTCATACATACGCAGGTTATCAATTTAATAATCATTACGATTGTGTCATGAATGGATATGCAGTTGCTCAAACTACATTTAAACAATTAGAAGAAAATTTAGAATGGGACAAAGAATATATAAACGAAAACAAAATCGTTATTAAATTTGAATGCCGTGGGCTTAAAGTGGAGAATATATAATGGGATTGCCAATATTAAAATTATTAACGTTTGGTGTTAAAACAGCAGCAAACATTTATCAAACAAAAAAAGAAACAAAGCAACTTGAAGCAGTAGCAGAGAGAAACCATGTAGAAAGGATGGTCAAAGGTGAAGTCGAATATAAGAAAGCTATTATCGCTAGTAATGATAATGGTTGGAAAGATGAATTCGTCTTGGTTCTTATATCCATTCCTATTATTCTATTGGCTTATTCTGTTTTCTCTGACGACCCTGACATACGTGCTAAACTAGATATTTTCTTTGAGTATTTTTCTAATATGCCTTTTTGGTATCAGGGATTATTCATAGGAGTAGTTGGCTCAATTTATGGTCTTAAAGGTGTCGACTTAATGAAACGAAAATGAGAGATACTAAAATTTTAGAGTCTTATAAACAACACGCAGAAAAAAAATTAAAAGAAATGAATCTTACAAAATATCTTAAAAAAGAAGTTAATTATGGCGCTAATGGTACTCAGAAGTATGTAATTAAAAAAGGTATTAATAAAGGTAAGATTGCAGAATGAAAAAAGAACATAACACAATGTTAATAGGTCTATTAGGAACTATCTTGTTAGGATTATCTAGTTGGGCTTTGATGACTATTATTCAATTAGAGGTTCATATCGGTATGTTAACAGAAGAAATTATGTCAATAGATAAACAAATAGGAAGAATTTACAATCACATGGACAGATTAATGGAGAACAAATAAATGATTATATACGGAGAAACACCTACACAATGGAAAAACCATTTTGTAACTTGGATTAAAGATAACAAAAGAAAAGTTATAGCTTTTGTTGTTTGGTCAATAATATTACTAGCAATATAATGTCTGACAAGCCAAATTCGTTTGAAGCTAAAACTAAAGTTCTACCAAAACTTTTAGTAGATAAAGCATACGAGATGTTAACAAGTGGAGACAAGTTAACAGCTAGTGAATTAAAGGTTTGTTTAGATACTTGCAAAACTTATGGAGTGGAAGTAGATGAACAACCTAAGAACAGTATCACAGACGATTTACCATTTGACGAAAAATAACATTCGATGGATAGGATTTATTCTAGCTGCAATGTCAGTAGGAATATTATCTAGCACAATACTACGATTACAATGGTTTGGATGGTTTATAGGCGCAATATCTTGCTCTATATGGATTATAATATCTTTTAAGGACCAGGACAAACCAAGAACTCTTATGGAGTGTATGTATTTAGGTCTATCCGTCTACGCTTGTTATAATTGGTTTAATTATGAATAAAAAAACACCAGAAATAGAGCCAAGTGTAAAAAACTTTAAAAATTTTTTATATCTTGCTTGGCAACACTTAAATCTTCCCAACCCAACACCTATACAATACGATATAGCAGATTATCTGCAAAATGGTTCTAAACGTATAGTAATAGAAGCTTTTAGAGGAGTAGGTAAATCTTGGATTACATCAGCTTTTGTATGTCATCAACTTTTACTTAACCCTCAAAGAAATATTCTAGTTGTATCTGCAAGTAAAAACAGAGCAGATGACTTTAGTACATTTACACAAAGACTTATAAGTGAAATGCCTTTGTTACATCATTTAAAACCTAGGGATGACCAACGTCATTCTAAAGTTTCTTTTGACGTAGCACCGGCTAGAGCGTCACACGCACCTTCAGTTAAATCTTTAGGTGTTACATCGCAATTGACTGGTTCACGTGC